CAATCCAGCTTCTAAACCCGCGAGGGTTTCGGCAGGCGCAGCTGGTAGCATCCACACATCAACTTCGATATTGATCGACTGAGAAACAGCCGAAACAATCGCAAATGTGTCGTTGACCATCCGAACTTCTTTGGCATTTACAGCCAATGAAACAATATCAAGCAAGGCTTGATCTGCCACCCCGCCAGCATCAGTCGAAAACACGGCTAAATGAATTAAAGGGTTCTTACCAATTACATAAGGTTTAGCATCTGCCACACGAATATCGGCTGACATCGCAATAAACTTGTACCGTTCCTCTGTACCACCCGGAGAGCGGCCCTGAATAGCTAAAATAATTCGCACTTTTAAACGCGCATCATCTTCACCCGACATACGGACAACATCATAAAAAGCGGCCAAATGATCGAGACCACCACTTTGAGCAAAGGCCAACAGATTTGCACGGGCCCCATCATTGATGGCTCCGCGGACAATGCCTTCGCGAGAAGCGGTCATTTCAATGTTCATTCGAGACAATTCTGTCTCAAGGTCTATTACCGCTTCAATGTCAGGGTAAAGCGCGACCAAACGATTACGTGTTGCCGTTAGGATTGTCTCAATATCAAATTCATCTATTACGACAGGCTTTGGCAATCCAGCCAATGTATCTGCGCCAATTCCATATACCATAATCGGATATTTATCCTTTAAGCAACATCAAGAAGTTGCTGTTCTGCAAACAATAATCGTGATTTCTTTGTTTGTTGGCTGGTGTAGTCACCCAAATGACCACGAGGGTAATAAGTTCCTGCAAGTTCAATGCCTACAAGCCCGCCAGCGGTTAGCTCCACGGGTTGGCATTTTGTCAGTTGAAATCGTGGTTCCCAACGCTGCAACGCGGTCGCGATCGCAACATAAAGCGCCAAAATAACGCGTGACGACATTGGCGCGTCAATCAAGTCTGGCAGATGTGAACCAAAATCCCGACGCAGGACACGCTGGCCAATTCTTGTGGTCAGAATTACATAAATCGATTGTTTTACGTGATCCCAATCGTCAATATGTCGGCCATCAGTATGATTTAAACCGATGGAATCTGCCATTACTTATCGTCGCCCTTTTGGGCAGATTTTGCTTTTGGTTTTTTGGCAACTTCAATTTTACCATCGGCCAGTTCATACTTGGCCTGCCCACTTGTTAGGCTAACTAAATCGCCTTTTTTGTAGTGCATGCCGAGGATGAAACCATCGCCGGTTGCTATATAATCTTCAAGTTGTGGCATCTTAATTCTCCTAATCACATTTCCATTTGTTTTGCCCAGATTGAACCGCTGCCCCACATGCCGTGGCATCGCCAGTTCGCGCGATCGGGCGATCATTGCAATCCCATTTTCCCGACCCTTCAACAATTGGGTTCGGCCCATGAATTGGGCAGTCTAAAATATCGCCAACCCTTGCTACTGGCTGGCCAACACACTTCCAATTATCCGACCCTGTGGAAATTGAACCACCATGGCTTGATGTGTCTCCTCGTCGAACAATTGCGGGCATTATTTCAAATGTCCGCCGCCATCAGCTGTAAATACGATGTCTTGAGCATTAGAAATGATGTCCTTTGCTTTAGTTGTTTGAACACCAGAACCATCAATATGCTCCCGAAAAGCACCTTTGGCAGATGTTCGTACTGGCTCGCCCGCAACATTGTGCGGTCTAGGATTTGCATTCGATGGGATCGACGCATCGATCACAGCATCGGTTAGATCGCCGTTTTCACTAACTACCTCAACTTGTTCACCAACAGATGGTGGATTGAAGGTAGCAACGTCTCCTTGGCGAACTTCTTTCCACGGTATCCAAGCGGTTTTGTAAGGTTTACCCCCTGCCCCTTTTTCAAGCAGTTCTACCCGTGCCACGCCCTTTGGGGCATCAACCTCAACGATTTTACCAGTGCGTTTACGGTTTCTATTACGGCGCTTTAACTCGGCTACTTCACGCTGCAGTTCCCCAATTGTGTCAAAGATATTCATGGTTTAGGTTCTGCTACACCTGAAATATTAGTGAACACCGTGTTTGGTGGTGATGTTTTAACATGTGGCGTCATCAACAATGCATCAGCATGCACACGGGCCAAACCATCGGCTCGCTGCTGGTTAAACCAATGCTCAATATCAACGTCACCAACACCCATCAGTGATTTAATTAGATCACGGGTTTGATGCAAAGGCTCTTTGCTATCCATTAAGACCAGCATTTTTTGCCAAACACTGTTTTCAACGACTGGATTTCCATAAGTTGGATCGGCTAGAACATTGCCAGAAATAGTGAGGCGACGGGCTGCAAAACGAATGCCTTCATCCGTTGCCCCGCGCTCTGATTTCCATTCCCGTTCCTTTGGCATAAAGGTTTCGAACAGCTGCCCCCACTCATTAGCAGGATCAGAAAGTGCCGTTTTTATTTGACTTTCGATCGCATCAAGCATCAGTTCAATTCCTGCATCCGTGGCAGGCATCCCTGTAGCGACAACATCGTCGTCACCCATCATTTTTACCGAAACAACAAACTCAATAATAACATCTAGCGATGTCTGGCTTTGGTCATCAGTGTAAACAGCAATAAATGGCTGTTCACTTTCTTTAGCATTTTTATCAATTTCGCCAATTTGGCTGTCATTGACATTATTACCAACAAGAGTTGCACCAGTTAAAGCGCCGACAACGCACTGGCGAACAGCGATACGTGTAATGCTCATGATATAGCCGTCAGGTTGAGATAAACGCGATTGATATTGCCGTAATCCACAGAGCGAATTTCGAACACAGGCTCACTTGGGCGACCAGAGCAAGTTATGCGATCGCCTTTTACAAATTTCAAATCAGCAGGAATAATAGTCCGATCGATTGCAAATTGTGCATCATCAGAACCAATTTCAGACCTAAAGTTTCGGCGTGTGCCACCAGTGTCAGTTTGTTCTGATTTTATGCGCAAGACACCAACAAGAGGTTGCTCCGATCGATCATCGACAGACGGGGCAACATGCAAATTACCTGAGAGGGCTTTAGGCGTGAAAACAACTTCTTCACTAAAATGACGGTCAACAGTGTTGGCCATCATATCTCTCCGCCTCTGGTATGACGAAACCATTTGTGGTTAAGCGCCTGCGTGCGCGTTTTTTAGACCTTCAAGGACGGCCGTTGCATCGTCAACCAGTTGTTGCGCGGCGGCTTTGTCATCGTCGGTTTCAGCATCACGCGCGGCCTGCTCAGCATCTTTCAACTCTTGGATGCTGTCATCAATGAGTTTTTGTTTTTGGTCAGCAAGGTCTTGCGCTGCTTTGGCGTCGGCTTCATCCTGCTTTTTCTTTTCTGCAGCGGCTTTTTTCTTTTGCGCGGCGGTTAGCTTTTTGGCTTCACCAAATTTAATGCCAAGACTTTCGTAATGTGCAATCTGTTCGTCAGTTAAATCAAGGCCTTTAATTACTGCCGTTTTACCGGGCTTCACTGTGGCCAAACGGCCAGGAACCTTAAACGCTTGGGTGGTATTGCCATCATTAGTGATTTTCATCGTGTAAACCTTTCGTTGTCTGCATCGCTTTCCAAAAGCTGTCTGACTGACAACTCATGGAAAGCGACCTGCCGATAAAAGCAGATCGCTGATTTTGTATAATTGTGTGCTTGTTTAGTTTCCAGAAACACCCGAGCCAAGTGCTTCGGGCTGCAAACACATGTAAAGCGGATAGCTGTATTGCTCTCCTTTTACCCATGCATCACGATCTTTATCGCGAATATTCATCGCGTAGACATCTTTACCGCGAGTGTTAACAAACGGACCAAACTCAGACGGTGCCATCGCTTTTTTAAACACGCCTTTTGCGCCAACTGGAAATAATTTACATTCATTGGCAGCGATGGCGACAGTTGAATTATCATCTGTACCTCGATAATTGTGGAATACAATATCACCGAACTCAAAATCTTGCCAAGCAGTGCCAGTGCGCAAGGCTGCGGCTGCGGCCCAACCTTCATAAGTTTTTTCAACTGATTGATGGCCGATCAGAGAGTCATAAAACTCATCCCCACAAAGCGTGTGAATTTTAGTTCGTGAATTATAAGAACCGCCAGCACGGCGTTTCATCACACGAGTGATATTGTTACACACGTCACGAACTTTGGTCGTCGCGATATTAAGCTTAAAATCAAATGCTGCGGGCTCTGTAATGCCGAACTCATCAAAATAATCATACAAGACGGTTGTACCGTCGGCATCCAAAAGCTTACCTTGCAATGTCCCAAAGCGATGCCACTCGTGTGTCAAGTCCATATCATCGCGAACATCGCCCATTCGGTCTGCGTATTCTGTTGTAATCGCTTTCAAGAGGGTTTCTTTGCCAAAAGCACGAATACCTTCAACCTCATGAGCATACATCGTGAAACCTTCGGCCAAGCGTTGGGTTTGGAAGTTTCTAATGGTTGCTTTTTTAGCGTCTTTTTGGCGTGCTGGCGCACCAAGTGGGCTGGTAGGGATAAGAGCCAACTTATTGCCGCGCTTTTCAACGCTTAATTGACGGGTATAAACACCCTTTTCTTCAAAAATTCCAAGTTCGCCAAGCGTGTTGGGAATAAATGCAATCTTTTCAACAGCCGCCGTGAGGGAAACCATTGAAAAGGCGTTATTGGTGAAAATGTCCATGTGAGACATAACGGTTTCCTTTTCTTAAAAGATAATTTGTGAAATGCGGCTATGCGTGTTTAGCGGACAACAATGCCTAGTGCTTCAAGCGCGGCAGTGCCCGTAGTGATTTGCGGGGCCGTTGCACCATCAAGCCACGCCAGTTTTGACGCTTTAACTTGGCACGAGCGCGAAACAATCGTGCGTGATGCAGTAGTTCCTTTAGGCACACCTTCAAATAGAACCGCCGCAACTGTTTCTGTTCCATCCGCTGCCGCAGGATCATATTCGTGATAGACACCGTCAGCAGTTTTTTTACCTAAAACAGCCCCCGGCAAAAGATCGAAATCAGTGGGTGCAGTCACTTGAGCCGTATCACGCGAACGCATATGTGGGTCATCAGAGATTAAAAATTCGGCCGTGTGGTTTTGTTCAGTAAGAACGGTCATATCCGTTTCTCCTGTTAAAAGGTTTAAAGTTTGAAGTTGGCTTAGTGCTTAATGACCTACGCCAGCAGTTTTGATTGCATCATCCCACACACCTGCAGCAGCGGCTTCTTTATCAGGATTTTCGTCACTTCCCGGCAAGTCATCACCATCGTTTGTGACGCGGTTGTTAAGTGAAGTTTTAGGCTTCGTATCAACTGCAGGCGAATGTGCAGTTACGAAAGCGGCAACATCAGCAGCGGGCATATCTGGCGATTTACACGCCAGATCAAACGCAGCAGATACGCGAGCTGGATTGCCAGCCACGCCTTTAGCAGACATAACTTCGTTAAATCGGCTAGTCGCAGCAGCCGCACCTTCTTTGATGCCATCCGCTTTTGCTTGTTCCGAGGCAGCTTGTACGGCTGCATCAACATCGTTTTGTGTAATTACCGCTGCAGCAGGCGCATTGGTTTGTGGGTTTTTGCCGGGCATTTGAATACTCCTATTTGTCGACAATGGGCCGTTTCCAGCGCTTTTCAGGTCTTCTAAAACTTCGTCGTAAGTGGCGAAGCCATCAACAAGACCAACTTCAAGGGCTTCTTTGCCCAATAAAACGCGGGCTTCTAAGCCGCGAATTGTTTCTTCGGTTAAATTTTCCCGATGTTCAGTAATCAAGGATACAAACCCATCCATTACCGTTTCAACGCGGGCTTTGATGTTTTCCAAAGCAGCGCCTTTTAATGGGCCAAATGGGTTTCCATCAACCTTGTGCGAGCCAGCGTGGATGAATGTGGCAGCGACGCCAATTTTTTTCATGCGCTTGCTTTGATCCATATGAAGAACCAACACACCGATTGAACCAACGTCTGAGCTTTCACCCATATAAATTTTGCTTGCCGCACTGACCAACCCATAAGCCGCCGATGATGCTTGGCCGTTTATAACCGCAATCACTTCTTTTGTTTCCGACAGTCTTCGAATTGCTCGCGCTGTTTCAGGCATGTTTGCAGCGATACCACCCGGTGAATCAGTATCAAGAATGACCTTTGTAACTTCAGGGTCATTCTCAACATTCTTGATTTGCTGATTGATACCTTCGTAAGACGTTAATTTAGATGGAGCATCCATCCATGCACCGCGATTTACAAGTTCGCCATGGATATTTATCGTCGCGACATTGCCGTCTTTGCGATAGCCAAGGTATTCAATACCACCGCCTGTGCGTTCTTTAAACTGAGCATCGCCGCCATTGAAGCGGTTTGATTGTGGATCATTATTGTCAGCAATACGCGCAGCAATCATATCTCCAATAATCAAACCTTGGGTTTCAGCTAGCAGTAATGGCTGGCCAAATAGTTGCTTTGCGATATTTGCAAAGGCAAATTCACCTACTCCGTTGTTCATTAAAACCTCGCAGAAAACGCGCGTCGCGTTGATTTAGCTGGCCGCCCCTCTTGAGCCGCACATTCTGGTTCAAGACGCGCTATTTCAGCGTCAACTGTATTTAAGTTCGCCGATTTGAACGAGACGTCATCATCACCAAAACGAACGCGAACTTCGCTTTCACCAGCGATAATTCGAAGCCGAATCTTCTTCAACGCTGAAATGACAGCGCAAGGGTCGTTAATATTAACGGCATCAATCAACGGCATTTTCTTTTTCCTTCGATTGTTTTGAAGGGTCACCGCCCTGCTTTGGCAACACCTCTGGCAGGTTCAAGTCTGCGCGCAGCTTACGTTCATGAGCTTGGCGCGCATAAGATTTTTCAATATCTATTCCCAAATCATTGGCTATGTCTTCATCCGACGATATGCCCATGTCTTTGTATTCACGGTGCGCTTGGGCTGCTTTGTAATCATCGGCCTGCGGTTTGGCAGGACCAGCCCATTCGGCATTTGTTGCCGCAGTGCGGTAATAAACAAACGCATCGATACCGCCTGGGAACTCAACAGCCCCGTTACTGATTTCTTCTTCCAGCCAGTTTTCATACGCGACTTGTGGTAAAGACGCGGCGATATGTTTGCGTCGAATCTTCATCAACGGCCACATCTTTGCTATACCCATACGAACACTCGAATAAGTAGCACCACTTAAATCGCCCGTAACATCTTCGGCCATTGCACCGATACAGCGCGCAACCTCACGCAATAGGAAATTAGCAAAACTCTCAAACGTTGAGTTTGGATGCTCAGACCCATTCAACTTGAGTGTTTCGCCCATCAATAAATGAGCGATTTTCCCGTGTTGGCCCAAATCAATATCGACATTCTTATGCCAGCCTGTTTTTTGCCCCATAAAACTTTCAAATAAAGACGGGTTTTCATCACCATATCCGCCTGAACCAGTTCGTTCTTCTTCGGTTTGTAATGACGCCAGCACGTCACTTGTTGGATAGTCGCTTTCGATAGTTGCAGCAAAAATCGCGTGGATCATTGCCGCTGTAAGCGTTGCGCCAGCCAATTGTTCGTATTGAGAAATAATCCCAACAACGGGCGCCAGCGGAGAAATGCCCCGAACCTGCCCCGCTGCGCCTTCGAAAACGTGCAAAATTTGCGGACGGCCGTATTTATCAATTGCGCGACGGCGGACTGTTTTTTCGGTTCCGTCTGTGTTTTTAACATCGAACCGATAACCAATTGGTGCGCCATTTTTGTCGAGATAAACGCCTTGGCGCAACTTATCCCATTCGTTGCTCTCTTGAGACATCCAGTGGGATGGCACCAACCTAGTTTTAGAGTTCCACATCGTTCCAGCGCGGGAAATCATCGGCAAATCTACCGTGTATTCGCCTGTGGCATACCACTGTTTTACAGCCGCATTCGTTTGCTCGCCGATCGTAAATCTAGAACCAGCATCACAATCTCGCTTAGAGTTTGAATAAACTGCCCAACGAGCCTCGTTTTGCTTTGCCCAACTCGACGTTTGGTTATCATCCCAACCCCAAATTTGACCGTTCGGCTTCGCGTTAAGTCGAAGTGCTTCACCAACCATGTGCGAAACCATCAAATCAACAACGCCGCGAACCCATCCCGAATTCATCAACGCATTTGAAATGCGTGAGTTTACCTCTTGCTGGCTTTGCTCCACATCTTCTTGAAAATCGCGCACATATGGGGTCGGCGCATGAATATAGGCATGGCGATTGGCACCCTCAAGAAACCCCGCGCGTTCACTTAATGAATGCGTCTTTCCGTTGGCCACATTAGTACGGCCAATTTTGGGAATGCCAAAGGCATTGCTCATGAGGTGAACCTTTTATCCGTTTAATTCTTTTGACCAATCGGCCGCTGTTTTGCGTTTTGGAACAACGCTTTCAATTGTACTTCGAGCAGGCTTCGTACTGCGCGTCGTGCGACTAGAATTTGCACCCATGCGCTGAGCGCCAAGGATAAACCCCGCGGCGGCCTGCATTGCTTCAATATCAAAATAGTGATTGTCTTTATGGCGTTTCACCCACATGGGTTTTCCGCCTGGTTTTAAAATTCGTGCTTCTGAAACCATCTGTTGCAAATAGTCATCACCAACATCATCAGGCAATAACCATGCGCCGTGCTGGCTTCGGTCCCGAACGATCCGCTCATGAACCATTCGTTTAAAAAAGTCCGTGTCCAAATGGATAAGCTCAATGCCAACCTTTTGTTGTTTACCTCGCCAATCTTTCATAAACTCAATTTGAGAGGGTACGACTGGTTTCATCATGGTGTCCCGCCCTTTGGTGGGGCGGCAAAACCGACTATGCCGCTGGCAGAATGAATACACCATGTTCTCAGGAACTTGCTTTGGATTCCCAGGTCTAAACCCAGAGTCAATTAGGCAAAGCTTTATTGGAAACCCATCATAGGTTTTCAAAATCACATCTTCTAATTGTTCCCAAACATCTTCATAAATTGTGTCAC